TGTATCACTGCCAAGCTTCGGTGCCACCCATTTTGACAATGGATCACCAAGCACTGCTTAAAGCCCTACGGGATGACCTAGCAGCAACACGCAGGTCTCACGATCTCATCACCGCTCAGATCGCAGCAGAAGAAGCAGCGTATTGGTCTAAAGGCGTACCGCCATGGATTGACCGCGGCAAAGAAGCCGCCATTAAGACTGCTGCAGAAAGCCTGCTCTGCCGTAATGAACAAACGATGAAGGCTTGGTTTGATTCCGTAGACTGAGCTACGGCCAATAAAAAAGCGACGGCTGCAACCGTCGCTTGGTCAAAAACCAAATCACACCTAGAGGTTAGCACATGGCTAAAGCGTTCAAAACAACGCGCTTTGCATCCATCCCCTACGACCTGATGGATGTGATGACACAACGCGGTGGTAAGCAGATCATCTGCGTCTATCTATGGCTGCATCGCTTCGGCTGGTGCAGCGACCAAGGCTGCTGGGCATCGCTCGCAACCATTGCAAAATCAACCGGCATCAAGGTCAAGGATGTGCAGCAATCGATCAAGTGGTTGATTGCTGAGGAATGGGTGGTGCAGACACCAAGACCAGGCAGGACCAGTGTTTTCTTTGTGCGTATGCACCGTGACGACACAACCCATGACCAAAAGACCCATGGCCCAAAAGGTCATAACACCCCAGTACCAAAAGGGCATACCACCCCTAGCCCAAAAGGCCCTACAAATAAAAACCCAGTAAAAGAAAACCCAGTATCCATAACCCAAAGGGCGCAAGCGCCGAAAAAGGATCCGAACAGACTCAAGACCTTGCCCACCAGCTCCGTGCCAGATGACCTTGCGGACTGCTCCGAGTTGCTGATTGAGTTCTGGTCCTGTAAAAAAGGCACGCGCTCCAGCAGCGTCCTGAAACGCATCTGCAACAAGCTACGCAACATGACCGCACAGCAACGCCACGAGGCTCTAGAACGCGCTATCGCCTCAGGCTGGGGTGATGTGTTCACACCATCCTCTAAGGCGCCTTACAACGCCTCTGAGGGCCAATCCACTAAGCACCCTGCTTCACGGGTGTTTACCGCTGATCGTGGCTTTGACGACGAACCAAGCACCAACCCGTTCCTTGCCAATCTTTTCTGATGGATTCATCTGCCTTTGAGCTGTCCTCGGTTCGCCAGACCCTGAAACATATGCTCGATGCTGGACTCATAAGACTTGAAAATCTTGACGAGCCATCGCCCGGCTTTAAAGAAACCATGCACGTTGACCTAAAAACCTTCCCCAAGGGTTACCGTGGCGTCCGACATCGCAACCTCCTCCGCGATGACACCATCACATCAAACGACTTCTAACCACCCCATGCAACCGCTCACCATCCGTCAAGAGCCTGTCGTTCAATCTCTCTCTGATACCCTCGACCTCGCCAAAGCTCAAGCACGAGCGATCCTCGACAATGCTCATGAAGATCAGCTCCCACTACCAGCTGATCTGCTAGCATCATTTAACAACGATCTCTGTCGTATTCAAGCGGCACTAGAAACAGCAACATGCGTGTAGTAAAAGTTCGCTTCTCTGAATCTGACCTTCAAATTCTTGACAACCTTGCCAAACAAAACAACACCACACGTTCAAGCATCATTCGCTCTAGAGTCCACAACTCTGGCGTCAGCTCCACTGCTTTACACACCGTCTCTACTGCAATTCGTAACCGCACCTTTGGCCTAACACGTCAACAAGCCGAACACGCAGCAGCTATCGCAATCTCTACACTCGCCAATGCTTCATCCTGATCTCTACCATTCAAACATCCGTTTTTCGGATATTTCAGAAACTCTCGACGATTACTACACCGCTCTCTATCACGAGCTAAACAATCCGAAGCGACCACCAGAACTCTATACTAAAAACAAAGACACATCATCATTGCCCTATGAAGCCTCGGCGTCGCCATTACAAGCTCAATGCAGAAGTCATTGAAAAGGTGCGCTGCTTGGCAGAATATGGCGCAGCGTTAGAACATATCGCGCCCGCAGTTGGTGTAAGTTACGACGCACTTCGTATGTGGATTCGCAATGCTAAAGGCAACGATCCTACAAAAGAAGAAATCCTGCTTTTAACAGCTCTCAATGAAGGACGTGCAGCTGGCGCTCATAAATTCATCAATATCATCACCAATTGTGCTCAAGATGGTGACAGCAAATCCGCTCAATGGATGCTTACTCACTCTCCTGCATATCGTCGTCAATACTCTGACAACGCTGCCGCAACACGCGCCAGAATTGAAGGCATCGAAGCCGCAGTTTCTGCCATCGCTGAAGCTGGCCTGAACCCAGAACAAGAGCGAACCATCCTCTTACGCATTCAAGCCAAGACCGGCCAAGAGCTAATCCACGATGAGGACAGCTAACCCAGTCTTTGCGAGGCTCGCTGAAATTCAGGTGAACGTCCTAGACCACACTGCCAACTTTGACCTACCTGCCACACTTGAGCAGATCCATGCTGACCTTCACCCTGGGCAGCTTGCTTTCGTCAACGACAGCAGCACTGAAATCCTCGGTATCTCCGCTGGGTACGGTGCAGGCAAAACCAGAGCACTTTGCGCTAAAGCCGTAACGCTGGCCGCGGCCAATCAAGGCTTCATCGGCACAGTCATGGAGCCCACCGGCCCACTGATCCGTGACATCTGGCAAACAGACTTTGAAGCCTTCCTTGAGTCATACGATATTCCGTACAGCTTCAGAGCATCACCGCTGCCGGAATACGTCCTACACCTACCAGGTGGTGATACCAAAATCCTATGTCGTAGCTTCGAGAATTGGTCACGCATTATCGGCCTGAACCTTGCTTGGGTGTTGGCAGATGAGATTGACACTGTGACCCCATCAATTGCCACTAAGGCATTCCCTAAAATCCTTGGCCGCCTTCGCAGCGGGAATGTTAGACAGTTTGGTGCAGCATCAACACCAGAAGGTTTCCGCTGGATGTGGAACACCTTTGGCAGTGAAGAAGCACTTTCGCGCAAGGATCGCAAGCTGATCAAGATGAAAACAGTGGATAACCCACACCTGCCGCCAGACTTCATCGAACGTCTGCAAGCAAACTACGATCCAACGTTACTTAAAAGCTATCTTGACGGTGAGTTTGTAAACCTCAACACCGGCCAGGTTTATGATCGCTTTGATCGTGCCAAGCATGTGTACAGCGAACTGCCTGATATCAGTCGTGAACCATTAAGAATTGGCATCGATTTTAACGTGGGCAACACCAATGCCGTGATCGGCATCCGCATTGGTGATCGTGCTGTTGTTGTAGATGAAGTAACTGGAGCGCGTGATACCGATGCACTAGCGCAAGAGATCCGCCGTCGATACCCGGACCACAAGATCTACGGCTATCCCGATGCCAGTGGCGGCAATCGGTCAACCAATGCCACCAAGACTGACATTCAGATCTTGGAGGGTTACGGCATCAGCAACCAATCACCGCAAGCCAACCCGCCGATCAAAGATCGCGTCAATAACATACAAGCTCTGCTTGAAAACGGTAAAGGGCAAAACCGGCTGCAGATTTGGCAAGGGTGCAAAAAGCTGATCGAATGCTTAGAACTACAATGCTGGGATGAAAAAACGGAACTGCCTGATAAGCAATCTGGCTTCGATCATTTGAATGACTGCTTAGGCTATTGGCTACATCGTGACTTTTCCATGCTGCACAAAAATGCAGGACGCGGCACTGGTGTGCGCGTGTATTGAGCTATTGTGGTGGTGCAGCGAGGCGGCAACCTCCTGCACCCGGCCACCTGCATCACCAGGCAACATGAACATCATTGCACGTAAAGACGCCCTTGCACAGGGGCTTACGCATTATTTCACCGGCAAGCCTTGCAAGCGTGGACACATTAGCGCAAGGTATGTAAGCACTAAAAGCTGTATTCAATGCGTTTCTGCTCATAACTTGGCTTTTTACGCAGCAAATCCGGGCAAATCAACTGAATACAGTCGGCGCTGGCAAGCGAAAAATCCCGAGAAAGTAAAAGCTACTGAATCAAGGCGCGTGCGACATCGCACCGACGAGGTTAGAGCTAGAGAGCTTGCTTATCGCCAACGGACAAAAGATCAGCGCAGGGCATATCGCCGGCAATGGCAAGCGAATCGCAAAGCAGCCGATCCGTCCTTTCATTTGCGATCAAACCTTGCATCATTGATTAACACGGCTATTCGCAAGCAATTCGGGGTCAAGGCAAATCGCACCAACGAGATTATTGGTTGCACCATCACCGAGCTGCGCCAGCATCTTGAAGCTCAGTTCACCGATGGCATGAGCTGGGATAACTATGGACGGAATGGTTGGCATGTGGACCACATCCGCCCGTGCGCAAGTTTTGATCTAACCGATCCAGAACAGCAGCGTCAGTGCTTCCACTACACCAATCTGCAGCCGCTGTGGGCCGCTGATAACATCCGTAAGAGAGACAAGTGGCAACCGCCAAAAGCACCATGAAAGCAGCCACCGGCCACACACTCGGCGCGCAGATCGCAGCAGCGATCGGAATGTCAACCCACAACTTGCTTAGCTTCACGTTGCGATGCCAACCAGGAGAAATGGTCCGCTGCGATGCGGAGTATCTAGTCGATGATCATGCGGCCACTGGCATCACGCAGACCATCGGCAAGAGCTACACCGTGATGGAGCGGACGGACGACAAACCGTCACACGACACAGCTAAGCAGGGCGGCTAGGAGCGATCATTAACGAGTCCCGCACCACCACCCCATGGGCGTCATTGCAGACACACTGCGCAGCACGCTGCGCGACCTGGCCGAGGCAGATGCCCGGCTGTACCGCGGGCTCGCCGCGGAGCTCGCCACACCGGCCACACGGCCGGCTCTGCCGGACGGCGACATCGCCGCGGCCATCGTGCTCCTGGAGCGCCACGGCTACACGGTCACCCCGCCGGAGGGGTGACCCCCCCCCTGCCCCGCCCAGGAGCCCCTACAGGGCGCCTGAACACAGCGGCAGGGGGTAACCCACATAGACACGCACACAGCGGCACACAGCGGCACACAGCGGCACACATCGATGGCGCTGCAGGCTGGCGCTGGCCGCGGCACCGGAATCAGGGTATATTGAGCGGGTAGTTGCTTTGTTGTCATGGCACGCGGCAAAGGGCGTTCCGGTCGTCGCTATGTGCGTGACGCAAAAGGTCGTTTTGCGTCTAAGGGCGCTGGCGCTACTGCTCGTGGTGGAAGGTTAAAGACCGCAAGCGGCAAAAAACGAGCAACACAGACCATGAAAGTTAGCGGCGCAAAAACCGCTGGCACGATTGGCAAACCAAAAGGATTGAAGCCGCAGAGCAGCCAGAAGCTGAAGACAGGGGTAGCGACCAGCCGCCTGAAGGCGACGGCCAAGCGATCCGAAACCACCGTGATGGGCAGCAGCAGGGTGCCTGCAGCGCAGCGCCCTGGGTCAATGACCAGCACACTACGTAGCACACTGCGAAACCTAGCGCAAGCCGATGCACGTCGAATCCGCGAAATCGAGGCGATTACAGGCCAGCCGGTGCGCGCGCCACGAAGAGCACCAGCGGGTCAAGGGGCTACGGTGCGTGCTCCGGGGCGCCGATCTGTATCAGGCACACTTCGTGACAACTTGCGCGGATTAGCGCAAAGTGATGCGCGAACCACGCGCGGCATGGCTGACTTGGCTAAGTCAAAACCAGCTGGCGTGATCAAAGGCGGCACCAGCCGTAAGGCGCTGCCCGCCGCCAAAGCAAAGAAAGCAGCATCAAAACCAAAAACAAGCCGACGCGCTGCTATCGGCAAAATCAGCGAGGCAAAAGCTAGCCGCATTGTGGCGCGCATAGATGCAAACAGGCCAGGCCGCCGCGCAGCTAGCGGATCTGCGCGTAGAACCCAAAACGCAATCAAGACGCACCGCAAAGCCACTGATTTCACGCTTGCGGCTGCAGCGCGCGCAAGGCGCCGCGGCAAAACAATGACAGTCGCCCAGTCCTTGCAACGCGCGGTATCCAATGCAGCTAAGCGCCGTCGCTAAGGTTGCCCGCAGCGGCTGACGGTAGTATCGTTGGCGAGTCAACCTTACCACCCCACAATGGAAGACTTCCTTTTAAAACTGGATCAACTGATCGCAGAACAAGACCTGTCGGTGATCGAGATCATTGGTGGGCTTGAAATCACCAAAGCAGAGCTACTGGAAAGCCTTTTTGAGCCTGATGAAGATGAAGCCTGAGGTTACCGCTGTTGGTCGTCGTCTTAAGCCAAAGCACGGCGAACCACGCAAGCATCAACTGATCAAGGTTGATGGTGACGGCAAGGCCAAGATCACGAAAGATCAGATCCTTTGAATTTCGGCCTTCTTCGGGGGGCTTTTTTAATGCGTGCCTAAACTGTTAGCATCGACCGCAGTCTTGCTGTGCACTCCGGATATAACTTCTATGATCGCCCGCAGGCTCAGCGTGCTGTCACCAAAGTCAATGACCCAAACACGGCTTGGTACGCACAAGAACCGCACTGGATCCTGATTGAAGATCTAATCTCCGGCACTTACGGTATGCGTAAAAAGCATCGCCGTTACTTACCACAAGAACCGCGAGAGCTTGACGATAGCTACGACAACCGCTTAGCCCGTAGCGTTTGCCCACCATACTACGCAAGACTTGAGCGGATGCTGGCTGGGATGCTAACCCGCAAGCCAGTCAGGCTTAACGACGTTACCGACACCATCCGCGAGCAACTGTTCGACGTTGACCTGCAAGGCAACGACCTAAATACTTGGACTTACGAAACCGCTCGTAAGATGATCCGTTACGGTCATGTCGGCATTCTTGTTGATGCACCGTCAGATGGTGGTCGCCCGTATTGGGTGAGTTACACACCACGGGAGATCCTTGGCTTCCGCACTGAAATCAAAGATGGCAGTACGCAACTGACGCAGCTCCGTTTGCTTGAATCTGTCATCATCCCATCAGACGACAGTGAATACGGTGAAGAGCAGGTAGAACAGATTCGTGTCCTAAAGCCTGGTGAGTATCAGATCCACCGTAAAGATAAAAAAGGCGACTTCCGTATCGTTGATGAAGGTACCACCAGCCTTGACAGAATCCCATTCGCTGTAGCCTATTCCAACCGTTACAACACGATGGAATCCAGGCCACCACTGGAAGACATTGCCGAACTCAACCTAAAGGCATACCAAGTTCAATCCGACCTAGACAATCAACTGCATATCAGTGCAGTGCCAATGCTGGCATTCTTTGGCTTCCCGTCATCCGCTGAGGAAGTATCTGCTGGTCCTGGTGAAGCATTGGCCTTTCCTGCTGAAGGTCGTGCAGAATATATCGAGCCAGACGGCAAATCATACGAGGCACAGTTCAAGCGTCTTGAACAGATCGCATCTCAAATTAATGAGCTTGGGCTTTCTGCTGTGCTCGGCCAGAAGCTATCAGCCGAAACCGCTGAGGCAAAGCGCATCGACCGTAGCCAAGGCGATAGCACCATGATGGTGATCGCGCAAAACATGCAAGACGCCATCGACAACTGCTTGCAGTTTCACGCACAATTCTTGGGTGAGTCTCAAGCTGGCAGCTGCATGGTCAACCGTGATTTTCTTGGTACTAGGCTCGAACCGCAAGAAATCCAATCCCTGTTGCAGCTTTACACCGCGGGCACTATCACGCAGGAAACGCTCTTGCATCAACTGGCTGAAGGCGAAATCCTTGGTGATGACTTTGATATTGAAGAAGAGCTAGAGGCTACGCAGAATGGAGGACTGATCAACATGGATCAGCCATCACCAGCGACTGAAACATGATGTGTAGCTTCCGCTGGTGCATCGTTTCTACGCTGAGGTCGCTACTGAATTGGATCATGCCAACTGCTCCACATGAACCAGAACGGCAACGTATCCTTTACGTTTGCGAGCATGAAATGCCGCCTGAGGTATTTGCATTGGTTAGGCTCACTTGGTATCACAAAGGTAAAGCAGATCATGTTGAGGAAGTAGTGCTAGAAGAAGAGAAAGATATAATGCCAGGCTTTACGCAAGTGATTAATGAGGCATTAAAAGCTGGTGCCGATGTTTCAATTCAAACTCAATACGATGCAAAAAGTCTTGGTATCTATGCAACCCAATGACGTTACCACCAAACCTATCAACAATTTTCCGTAATGCGATTGATCTTAATCGGTATAGCAACAGCGTGGCGCGGCGTATCATCAACCAGTACAACGATATTATCATTGATTCTGTTAATCAATTGCAGACGGTTGATGAGTTACGTGCCCCAGTGAAAGCTGCTAGGTTGCGCTCGATTTTGGCGCAGCTTAAGGAATCATTGGCAACTTGGGCTGGCGATAGCACCGAGATCACAGCACTAGAGCTGCAGGGTTTAGCAGAGCTGCAGTCTGAGTTTGTTGAGGAGCAGCTACGCAAGGCTTTACCTGCTGGCGCTAGAGATATCGTCCGCAGCGTTGAGATCAGCCCGCAGTTTGCTCAATCGGTTGTGGTGACCGATCCAACGCAGATCAATGTGGTGGCGCTTAGTGATGACCTATTTGCTGCTGTCGAGGGTGCTGGCGCTATTGGAGCACCGGCAACATTCAGCCTGACTGCTCGGCAAGGTGCAACAATCACGCTACCCAATGGTGAGGTAGTCACGAAGGCTTTTCGTGGCTTGGCAGAATCGCAAGCTGAGCGGTTTAGCAGCGTTGTACGGCAGGGTTTGTTGACTGGTGAGCCTACCGCAGACATTGCCCGCAGACTTCGTGGCAGCTTGGAGTTTGGTGAAGAAGCCAAAACTGTAAAGCAATTGGCATTGTCAGGCGGTGAGTTAACCAAAATGGCAAACCATCAAGTCGTCAGCATTGTTCGCACTAGCGTTAATCAAGTCGCTAACGAGGCTTCAAACCGCGTCTACGAATCAAATCAAGACATCACCAAAAAGTACAAATACGTCGCAACTTTAGACAGCCGGACATCAGCTATCTGCCGTGCTCTTGATGGCAAAGTATTTGAGTACGGCAAAGGTCCAAAACCGCCGCAGCATTTTGGCTGCAGGTCAACCATTGTGCCTGAGATCGATTATGAAGGGTTAGGCTTTGAACCACCGCGTCCTGGCAAACGTGCAGCTAAAGGCGGGATGGTAGATGCTGATACAAACTACGGCCAGTGGCTGCTAGACCAAGGCACCGCACGTCAGCAAGAAGTCTTGGGCAGTAAAGCACCATACTTCAGGATGTTGGCACGTAAACATGGTGCTCGTGATGCAATGGCAAAACTGGTACGTGACGATGGCTCAGAGTTAACCTTAAAACAGCTGCAGAGTCGATACGGTGCCGTTAAAAAAAGGTAAATCTCAGCTTACAATTTCTCAAAACATTCGCAAACTAATCAAAGAGGGCTATAGCAGGCAGCAAGCTGCTGCGATTGCCTATGCTGAAGCAGGCATCACTCGTAAACGCAAGCCAACCCGCAAGCGCGGTTAAACTAAGGGCATCTGCTGTTTGGTCATGCCACGCTATTCAGGCCCTAAAAAGCCTCAAAAACCGGCGACCAAAAAAGGAGGCAAGAAAAAGTGAAACGCGGCGATCGTGTTAGCTGGACCTATCAAGGCAAACGCACCTATGGCGTGATCACCAGTATTGGCGGCAAACGCGCCACGATTAAAGGACCATCGGGCGGCACTGTGACTCGTGTTGGCAGTGATGATGATCCGATTGTGCGGATCAAGTCTGAATCAACCGGCAACGCCGTTCTAAAAAAACGGTCTGAAGTAAAGGCAGCACCAAAACGGCGATGAGCATCACGTATCGCGGTGAAACCTTCGAGGGTTACAACAAACCCAAGCGGACACCGCGACACCCAAACAAGTCTCATGCTGTACTTGCCAAAGAAGGCGACAAGGTCAAGCTGATCCGTTTCGGACAGCAAGGCGTATCAGGATCACCACGACGCGAGGGTGAATCCAAAGCAGCATCCGCTAGGCGCCGATCATTCAAAGCCCGTCATGCCAAAAATATCGCCAAAGGCAAAATGTCAGCCGCATTCTGGGCAGCCAAGGAAAAATGGTAGGGATAGTTATAGTGTGAGAGCAATTTAACCGCTTTGGTTAACAATGGCTGAAGAGCAAACACAAGAGCTTGCAGCGCCTGACGTTGCCAGCAACACAGAAACACAATCGCTTAAAAGCAGCATCGAAGCTCTTGAGCGTAAAAATTATGAGCTGATCAGCAAGCTCAAAAAAGCAAAGGCGGTCCCTGATGGTGTGGATGTGGAAGAACTCCTGGAGTTCAAGCGGCAAGCCGAGCAATCAAAACTGGAGGCAGAAGGCAACTACACCGAAGCACGACAGGCTCTGGAGCAGCAGTACCGTGAGGCGTCGGCGCAGAAGGACCAGCGCATTGCAGAACTTGAAGCGAAAGTGCGAGAGCTTGAGCTGATCAGCCCTGCCGTATCTGCCCTAGCCGACATCGTTCATGATCCTGACTTGGTGCTTAAAACCAAGCTGTCAGCCGACAAGATTGAACGTGAAGCCGACGGCACTGTGGTTGTCGTTGATGGCTACGAGCGCACGCCTGTTGTGGACTGGGCCAAAAATAGTCTGCCTTCATGGATGCAAAAAGCTCCAAAGCCTCAAGGCGGTGGTGCACCTGTTGGCCGCGGCGGCGGCAGTGAAATCCCGGCAGGCACTAAAAATCCTTTTGCGCCTGAGTCGTTTAATCTGACCGAACAATCTCGTCTGTTTAGAACAGACCGTGATTTGTACGATCGGATGAAGGCAGCGGCAGGGCGTTAATATAAAAACAAGGCGAGGCTACGCTAAGCCATATCTGGGTTACGCCCACCCTGTAAACCCTTTTCTGAGGATTAGTCATGGCGACCCTTCGCTCTGACATCATCATCCCCGAGGTATTTACTCCTTACGTCATTGAGCAGACCACCCAGCGTGATGCCTTCTTGGCTTCCGGTGTGGTTCAACCAATGGCGGAGCTGAATGCCACCGAGGGCGGTGATTTCATCAACGTTCCATTCTGGAAAGCTAACCTTTCCGGTGATTTTGAAGTTCTGTCCGACAGTTCTTCACTGACTCCTGGCAAGATCACTGCTGACAAGCAAGTTGGTGTGATCCTGCATCGTGGTCGTGCCTTTGAGGCTCGTGACCTTGCTGCTCTTGCTGCTGGTTCCGATCCTATGGCTGCTATCGGTGCCAAAGTTGCCGATTATGTTGCCAACCAGCGTCAAAAGGATCTGCTGTCCTGCCTCGGCGGTGTGTTCGGTTCGCTGAACGCTAACACCAGCAGCTCTGCTTTCTTCGATCTCTGCATCGACTCTGAAAGTGGCGACACTCCTACTGCACTGTCTCCCCGTCACGTTGCTCAAGCCCGCGCCATCCTTGGCGATCAGGGTGACAAGCTGGCCGCTGTGGCCATGCACTCCAAGGTTTATTACGACTTGGTTGAGCGTCGTGCTATTGACTATGTGACCGCTGGTGAAGCTCGCCAAACTGCACTCGGCACTGCTGAGGATGCATTCGGCGGCAGCATTCAAAACGCCTTCGGTAACGTCTCCGTTCCGACCTTCATGGGTCTGCGCGTGATCGTTTCCGATGACGTGAATGTCACTGGCTCCGGCTCTAGCACCGAATATGCCACCTATTTCTTCACCCAAGGCGCTGTCGCCAGCGGTGAGCAGATGGCAATGCAGACCGAAACCGATCGTGACATCCTCGCCAAGAGCGATGCCATGTCCATCGACCTGCACTACGTGTACCACCCCGTTGGTTCACGTTTCAGCACCTCGGTCACTAACCCGACTCGTGCTCAGCTTGAAACCGTTGGTAATTGGACCAAGGTGTATGAGCTGAAGAACATCGGTATCGTGCGTGCTACCAACGTCTCCAACTTCGACTGAGGTAACTGATCATGGCATCTGTTTTTGAAGCAACTGCTGGTAAGGCAATCGGCTACGTCTCTGGCGGCGCTGTGACCCAACTGACCAGCAAGTCCACTGGTGTGACCCTGAACCAGGCTTGTGGTCAGGTCACTACTCATGACGCATCCCTTGCCGGTGGCGCTGAAGTTTCCTTCACCGTCACTTCTGACAAGGTTGCTGCTACCGATGTGGTTGCAGTTTGCGTGCAGTCAGGCGCTACCACTGGCACTTACATTGCCAGCGTCAGTGCTGTCGCTGCTGGGTCTTTTGATGTGACCCTTTCCAATGTCGGCACCACTGCCGGTGAAGCACTTGTGCTGAACTATGTGGTGATCAAGTCTGCAGCATCCTGATGGGTCTGTACGCATTCCGACGATTGCGTGAACGGGAGGCTGCTGCTAAGGCAGTGGCCTCTTCTCCCGTAAAGCAGCCTCAACCTAAACTTTCCAAGGCCAAGACCAATGGCAATCGTCCTAGTAGCAACACCAGGAGCAGCCGACGCAAACTCGTACCTGACGCTGAGTGACGCGCAAGCGATCGTTGATGGCTTGGTCGAAAACGATGATGTTGTAGCGTGGGGCACTGCTACAACGGATCAAAAAAATCGTGCACTTTATACTGCAACGCAACGACTGGATCGTGAGCGGTATCTAGGTGCCAGAGCAACTGACACGCAAGCATTACAGTGGCCGCGCACTGGTGTACGGAAGCCTGATACCTACATTAATACCTACGCTGTAGGCTTCCCGTTCAGGATCACCACAGATTATTTTGCCGATGATGAGATTCCGGTGCAGGTGCAAGAAGCACAGGCAACGCTTGCGGTTTACCTGAACAACAACAAAGATGGCATCGGCTTGTCTGGCCTTGAGGACTACAAGAACGTCAAGATCGGCAGCCTAGACGTGACACCTAATCAGTACGGTGCTACTGGTGCTGATCGGATCCCGCCGATGGTCGAACGTTACCTGACTGGGCTTAGAATAAGTGGACCAGGTAACATCGCTGTCAAACGGAGCTGATTTATGCCTTACGAAACCGCTATTGATCCGTCTTATAGCATCGGCGCTGAGTTTGTTAATGACAACTCGGCTTACACTGGCCGTTGGCGGCGCATTGTTGTCTTGAAAAGCAATACTAGCTTTGCTGCATTGACCGCTCAAAACTGGACTGGTAATAGCCTTGTAGGTGAAGGGCTGCCAGCTGGTTTTGAGATTCAAGGTGTCTTTACTGCCTTCACCCTTAACAACGGTGGCGCTGTCATCGCTTATCACATCTGATCATGACTAAACTTTCCGGCGGTCACGCCCCCATTGATTACAGCATCGGTGCTGAGGTCATTAACGACACCTTGGCTCACACCGGCAAGTTCTCATATGTCGTGTTCTATGAAAACAGCACGATCACTGAAATCTTAAGCGAAAACGTCATTGACAATAATTTCGCAGGTGCCTCGGTTGATCAAAGCGCAGCACTGGAAGGTTACTTCACTAGCATTAAGCTGCAGAATGGAGCGTGTATCGCCTACAAGATCTAATGGCACTTGCAGGATCGCTACGAAAGACTGCCTCCAAGCTGATGAGCAAGTTTGGCGGTGATGTCACCATCAGGGTGATCACTGTCGGTGCTTACAATCCCACGACGGGTACAGCTAGTGAATCTACAGCTGACACTACCGTTAAGGG